CAACCCAGCCACCCTCTGCATGCTTAGGGATCTGAGCCATGTATGCCTCAAGCTGTTTAATGGCATCCGCCACTGTCGTTCCTGGGGCAAAGTAGTTATGATTGATAACCCTGTTTGCTTCGTCAGAAGGCTTCCCAGTGTAGGCCTTTAGCTGCTTCAAGTACGTCTTGATGTACTCTACCTGCCCCAACTCCTCACCCTTCAAGGTGATCGGGAGAGCTGTTAGTCCGCCTGCCCCCGAAGTTAGACCCAGGAATTTAGCAACGCCCGCAAGTCCAGCAAGCGCGCCGAGGGTTTCGGTATTCTGGCTAAAGAATGTAACAAGGTCGCCAAGCCACTTAACAAGTCCCTGAATTGCCGGGGTAATATCGTCGAAGGCCTTCTTCAGCCCCTTACCGAAGTTAGCACCAGCGACTTGTGCATCATTAAGTGCTTCGACAAGACTCTTCTTCTTCGCACCACCCGTAAAGAGGTTGATAAGGGCCTGCTGTGCAGATGCCACATCAGTAATTTCTGTCCCGAAGAGTGTGAAGGTTCTCTTAATGGGTGGAATCAAAGCTGGTAGTGTAGTAGTACCGATTGACGAGATGGTGCGCTTAAGGTCCTCCAGGCGTTCCTTCTCGCGCTCGAGGGCACTCTTGCTAGCCTCGTTACGGATCGCCTGTTGCGTTCGGGCCTCAGTAGTCTTAAGTGCCTCAAGCTGAACAGTAAGGTCAGCAACTGCATTCAGGTCACCAGACTCCTTAGCAGTTGCAATTGCACTGTTCAGCTGTGCCTCTCGGGCCTTAAGCTCCTTCAGGAACGCCTTCTTGTTCTCGGCATCCTTCTCATCCTGAAGAAGCTGATCAGTATAGGCCTTGATCTTCTCGATTCGCGCCCGCTGCCGGTCGTCCTCATCCTTCATCGTCTGGAAGCCGATATCCCGGAGAATCGACTGAACATCGATCATCGCCTCAGCAACCTTCTGAGGATCAACGGGGCCGACCTTTCCAGACTCATCGACTCCAGCCTGCGCCATAGCAAGAGTACGCTTGGCATTCTCTAGGCGCTGTGCCAGATCAATCATACGGGACTGATTCTGGAAAGCCTTCTCCTTGGCATCTAGTGCATCTAGTTGGGCATTAAGCTCAGTCTGGATGCGGTCCATTTGCCGTTCATATTGCTTTTCCTGAACCCGCTCAAGGTCGTCGACTGCTCGAATCTGTTTGTCGATTGCCCTAATCTGGGCGTCAATGGCATCTGTATTAGCCTTGTCGGCCTTTGTCTTCTTGTTTAGCTCTCCGGCGTAGTCGTCGATGTTAGTTCCACTGTCAGCTATTGCGCCACCCGCAGCAGTCATAGCCTGCGTAAAGGAAACGGTTGTAATCTCTGCACCCGTTAGTGCGGAGATCATCCCTAGAACCCAGTTAACTACCTGAGAAGCAAACTGGGCAATGGCAGCACCGTTCTCCTTCACAAAACGGACAAGTGAGCTGATGGCAGTAATCAGTGCGGGTGCAACTTCATGGAACAAGGTATTTGCAAGACCCTGGACGGCAAGCCCAAACAGGTTGAACTCGCGCTTGGCCTGGATGGCCTTTACAACACCCTCTTCCGTAAGTGTAACACCAAGATCGTCCAGCGTCTGGTTGAGGAGTTTAACTTGTGCATCGGTCATCTCGAAGTAGTCAGCCATCTGGAAGCCACCGCGGCCAAATACCGCAATCTCCAAGGCTGTCTTCGTTACACCCTTTTGCATTGTTGATAGGGCCGATCGGACATTATCGATGATGGTAATCTGATCGAGGAAGTGTCCGTTCGCATCCCTAATTGCAATCCCCAACTGATTCATAATCAGTTCGTGGGAGATCACGTTACGGGATAGCTGTCCAATACGACGTGCAAGGTCGTCAGTACTTAACCCTAGGTATACTTGGGCACCAACAAACCGACTGGTTGCCTCCGCCGTAGCACCGGTCATATTCTGGAGGTTCTCGATCGTCTCGCCGAACTTCATAGCCTTATCGATCAGGCTAGGAATGAGTCCGACGATCGAGGCAATGACACGTTCCCACTGCCCCCAGATCGAGAAGCCCATTGCAATACCGATGCCTTGGAAGACTGAGTGGAGGCCCTTTCCAAGCCGCCCCATGATGTCGAGCTTCTGGTTAACAGAATTCATGTGACTGTTAGCCTGCGACACAAACGACCTAAGAGCCGAGTCGGCAGACTTTAAGCCTGATGTTAGACCAGCCGAACTGATCCCAAGTGTGATCAGCAGACTTGCTAGAGTGTGGCCACCCATCAAGCCTCCTTCTCAGTAGTACGCGCCCCTCCAAGGGCTGTCATTAGCGTATTGATCTTGGACTGTAGTACGAGGGCCGGAGCTTCTTCGTGCCCCTCCTCATCCTCATCCTCTTCGGGTGCCCAGAAGGTTGGCAAGAAGGTAGAGATATCAGGTGCTTCCTTACCTACAAACATTGCTGCAATCGTCCGCGCAACAATTGCTGCCTGTAGATCGCTCCTGAATCCGCCAAACGGGTCGTGGTTATTGTACGCTTGCCACTCAGCGAATTCCGCGCTGGACATCGTTTCCTGCCACTCTTCAACGGTTCTGCCGCCTAGCGCCAATGCTAGCTTGAACCAGAATCGGCGCTCTGTTCTTCCCCCAGTTCGACTGTCAATTCATCTACATCGGCCATCGAGAGTCCGGACTTAGTCTGAGCTACTGCGTAGACCCTTTGAAGAGCATCGGCGCCGAGGTCGCCCAGTCGGTCGACGTCAGACATTGTAAACAGGTGCTTACCGTTCTCTTCCGCATCGACAGCGCAGAGTGCAACAAGGCGTGCCCGCATATTTGCAAGGTTTGCCTTACGACTCTTACCACGCGTCTCGATCATACTAAGTTCGAACTGATCGCGCTCGCGACCTGTTAGTCCACGAACGTAGACTGAGCCGCCCCACTCGGGGACTTCGACTAGAACTGCCTGTGCTGTAGGAACATTAAGGATCTCATCGCGGGAGAGGATGTGCGGCGTTTCCATCTTCATCACCTATGGCTTATGTAAGGACTGGCGGCCCGGAGACCTCAAGGGTAACATCTGCAGTCAGGACGCCTGCAACAGGTGCAGTCTCGTCAAACCCAACTACATATGCATTGAAGGTCCACAGGTTTCCGTTCTGTAGGTCGAGGGTGTACTCGTCCAATGACCTGTCGGCATAGGCCTTCAGAAGGCCGGTCGACGCATCATGTGTACCATCGGTTGGAATGAAATGGCACTGGAAGGTAACGGCACCCGAACGCTTCAGCGTTGGGATCTTCTCTTCATAGCCGTCCGGCGACGACTGGTTGGTAACATCAACGATGTCGGTCTTAAGTGCCGGACCCTTGATGTCCTTAACTTCCGCGATCGTCGTGCCCAGACGGGCAAGAAGAAATCCCGGGCCTGGAGTTGCGAGGCTCATCGACTAAACTCCTTCGTTCTACTAAGGAAGCGTAATGACGGCGATCTTGATGTTGGCGTCCTCGCCATCAATCCAGATACCGTTACCTGCACCAATACCATGCGACCAACCAGCCGCCTTAAAGGGACCAAACATAGCAATCTCACTTGCCCCAACTGAGTAAGCAGTGATATCACCGGTACGGTTCTTATCGTCCACAACCGATGTAAACGTCACCGTCTTTGCACCGACCGCAACATTCTGAATAAGAATAAGGGTTTTGTTCTCGACGATCGGGGTGTAGTTACCAAGTCCAGAGTCGCACACCTGAAAGGTAACATCTCGAGAGTTAGCCCCGGGGGGAAGTGCCGGGTAGGCGCCCGCCGGAAGCTGTGCCGCAACAAGAACGCGAGCCATGTGCTTTTACTCCTCAAGCCACTTAGTTGGATGAGCCTTCTCAACGTGTTCGGCAATCTGCTCCGATCCCCTTACACCCGAGAAGGAACAGTAGGGACAGGCAAAACGCGGTAGTCCCTGAAAGGACCCCGATTCATAAGGAAGCATGGGCGGACTTTGAATTGCACCAAGACCATGCTCCATATCTACTCCTCGTGGTAAATCCGAAACTCCACTAACCTCCGGAACAGCCCCGTCTCGGGATCCGGTGCTACGTCGTGATCTCCGAGCAGTAGACAATTACCTCCTCCCTCCTCAATGGGTTTGTGTGCCAACGAACTAATGAGCAACGCCCCGATAGCCGCTGCAGCATCGTATGTTGTAGCCCAACATCCGAAGGCTACGCGAATACGTCTAAGTGCGTATGTGGTCTGTGTCGTTTCTGGCGGGGCTGCAAGCCGTGTGTATGTAATTGCGGGAAGGATGGGCTCCTGCGGAAGTCTCCCTGGCCAAATTCGATCACTGACGGCTGCAACTAACGGTGCATCTGTCGCAAAGAAGGCGAAGAGGGTCGCGCCGAGATCTGTCATTTTGTTCCTCGGGTGACAATCTCCTCGAGGAGCTGCCTCATGGTTTCCATAACCTCATCCCGCGTTTCCTCCAGTGCGGGTGTAGCACTTGGTCGCGCTGCATTGGTTGCCGATCCGTATTCAAGTACATACGGATAGGGGTACTCGTCATCTGGGTTGACAGCACTAGTTGTTACTGCGACCTCGAAGTCTCCAGGAGTTGCCGTAAGTGTCTCTATGTGGATACTATCGTGATAGCGTCCAGTATGTACTGGAACGCGTTCCTTCCATGCATCCTGGATAATAATTGCACCTGTAATGACAACACCAAGAAGTTCGTTGGAGGTGCATCGTGCAGCTAGGTCATCCATTGCACGGAGTGCTTGCTCCCCGCCGGTTACAGTAACAGTAAGCATCAGAAGCCACCTGCTTCTGCTTCGGGGTCGGAACGCTTACAGTTCAGTTCGGTATACTTCCCCTGCGGGTCGTGGATAACGGACGTGATGTTCCAGATATGGTTATGTTCGATAACCACGACACGCATCTTAGGAGTAATGTCTGGGTAGTAACCTGCAAGTGCAACACGCATGTCGTACAGTTCTGTTACTACCTCTGTCATTACTTCGTGGCCGCCTGCATCCAAGGAGCGTGCCATCGGAATACCTTCGGCACACTGAATACTATCCATACCCGTAACAGTCACCCAGGTATAGATAACACCACCTGATAGAGACCGACTCTCGGTAGGCTGTTCGATCCGTGCAGTATGCGGAAAGTACCCCGAGACAACGAGCCGCTGAAGTAACCGCGAGTCAAAGATCATACTGCGGTTGGCCATTAGATCTCCCCGCGTAGTGCTGCGTTTCTAAGAACCTCACGCGCACTAAAGGTATCGTACACTTGCTCAGCGTAATCCCAACCATCCGCACCAGCAGGTTCGTCCTCCTGTCGAATGTACTCCTTTGCAAGCTCGCGGAGTTCCTTAGCGACTGCAGGACCATCTGTTGAGAGACTAAGTGTTGTGATACGCTTCATAATGTAGGCTTCGGAAGCTCCAATAACAAAGAGTGCTTGTGCTGCAGCATAGCGAACTGTATCGTCGTTAAGGTCCATAAAGGCTTGGATCTCGGCATCTGTGAAGATTGGGTTCGTCATGTCAAAATCTTGGCACAGGAGACGAACCTTACCGAGATCCGTTGTAACGTCGTAGGTATACGGTACTGGAGCTGGCGGGGCGATGTTGGAGTACTCGCTGAAGGATGTACTCGCAGAGTTACTTGTTCGGGTACGATACCAAGTAGTCTCTGTACCGTTCGGATCCCAGACATCGTAAACTGTCTGACTAGCTACAAGGGGGAGGGTTGCACCCTCGGTAAAGGGACCTGCTAGACTTGTACCGGACTCCCAACGTAGAAGTGCTCCTGCCCCATAAGCATTGGTATCCAGGAGCTCTGCTGCGTTGTCAACAGTAACCTGAAGATGAATCATCAGAGACTCCGTATACTAGTAATAACAGGAGCTTCGACCTCTATCTCAACAGACGGATTCAAAGGTAGGACCTGTAGATGCATGTCCGCAGCAAGCCCTAGTGGTACAACACCAATAGCTACTGCATCGTATGCATTACCACCACCGTATGCAGCTTGTGGGTAGATACCAAGGAAGAGGCTAGCTGGATACGCTTGGGCAATTGCCTCTGCAACGAGGGCGTAGGCAAAGTACGCAGCAGCTGCCTGCGCATCGTAGCTGGTACCAATACCTTCAGCAACACTAACTGAGGCGGGAGCCAGTGAAGGTGCGGGACGCCAGACAGAACCAGTACCCGCTGCAACCTCACTTACTGTACCAACCTTGACTGCAGCTCCGTTAGCCGATCCAACACCTGTCGCACACTCAGCTGTTGCAAAGGTACCAGCAACCGCAGATGCACCATTAGCAGTACCAGTACCAGTAGCCACTTCTGCTGATGCAAAGACCTGCGGTGCTGGTGCATAGGCTGCAGCTACTCCGCTAGCAACCTCAGCAGGAGCACTTGCACCCTGCTGAACAGTAGCATTGTAGGCTGCTCCTGTACTTGCAGCTGTTACTGGGGTAACACCCAAGGATGCTTGAACATCATAAGTAGTACCTACACCAGTAGCAACTTCAGCATAGGCACTATGTCCCGCAGAGGTTTGAATTGTAGGCTGGTACGCAACACCAGTACCAGTAGTCTCCCCCGCCCCTGTAGCT